CTCCTGCCTCGTCAGCGACGACAAAGGAGCAAGTGGTAGGTGGACAGTCGCGTAAGTCCCCCGATTCCACCGGCGGCAAGAAAGGTAATCGTAAGGTCAAGTTGACCCGTGACGATATCGAACTTGCCAAGAAGTGGAACATCCCACTTGAGCGGTACGCCAAAGAAAAGGCGAAGGCCGAAAAAGCGACTGCGATGGGCGACTATACGTCCATCAATGTTGGTTAACGCGGAGGACGAAACATGAGTGAAAGTAAAGCACGTAAGAGCCGAGTTGATGGAGGCCGAGAGGCTGAAGAGCGTTTCGACGAGGAGTTCACCGAACCGAACTGGTTGTCAATTCCCGATTCTGTTGTCGAACGGTTTGCTGATCAGGGTCTAACCTTGCGTTGGATTCGTATCATGATCAACGGACAGGACGACTACAAGAACGTAGGCGACCGACAGAATGACGGTTGGACTTTTGTCGATCCGAACGATGTTCCTGAGATGATGGCTAACTCTCGTATCGTGAACGAGGGCCGATTTGAGGGTTGTGTCGTACGTGGTGACGTTGCTCTGGCACAGGCTTCTGCAAAGCGTATGCAGAGTCGTCAGGCATTCTATGAAAACCGATCCCGGACGATGATGGACAACGTCAATGCCCAGCTGATGAATCAGTCTACGGCGGCGATGCCTATCCACAACAACTCCAAGTCTACTGTAACCAAAGGAAGGACGCCTTCCTTTAACGACTAAGGAGTATCATTATGGCTTTGTCGAAAGCACTTAATGGCTTCGTCCCCTCGCGTCGTCGTGGTTCTGGTGCGAACAGCACCGGCACCAGCCGTTACCGTGTTGCCAATGGCTTTGGCAGCGACATCTTCTACGGCGACCTCGTAAAGCTGGACGGTGGCTATATTGAGCCTATCACCTCTGCTGGAAGCTACAGCACTGGTGCTTTTCAGGGTTGTGAGTACATCGACCCTGTTTCGAAGCAGCCCACCTTCTCGAACTACTTCCCGAGTGGTGTCTCTTCGGCGGTTGGCGATGTCACGGCGTTTGTCGTTGACGACCCGGCTGCGACCTACATTGTTCAGGCCGACGCCTCCGTGTCCGTTGGCGATATCAACCTGAACTTTGACGTGACGCTTGGCGGCGGTTCCACCGTGACCGGTATCTCCGGCTTCGGTATCATCGCAACCAGCCGTCAGGAAACGACTGGTATGGTGCGTATCCTCGACATCTATGACGAGCCGGGCAACGCCTTCTCGGATGCGAATCCGAAGGTTGAAGTCCGTATCGTACAGCATGTCGATGCCGACGTTTCATCCCATGATGAAAACTAAGGGGAGTAATTAACCATGGCTATCAATCGTAGTAATATTGCCAAGGAACTGCTCCCCGGCCTTAACGCTGTCTTCGGCGTTGAGTACGGTGATGTCAATGACGAGCATGTTCCTCTGTTCGACGTCGAGAACTCGGACCGTAGCTTCGAAGAGGAAGTCCTCTTCACCGGCTTCGGCTCGGCCCCGACGAAGACCGAAGGTTCGGCGGTCCAGTTCGACACCGCGCAGGAGTCGTACACCGCACGTTACAACCACGAGACTGTCGCCCTCGCGTTCTCCGTCACGGAAGAAGCGATGGAAGACAATCTGTACGACACCTTCTCGAAGGTCCGTGCACGTGGTCTGGCCCGTGCGATGGCGAACACCAAGCAGGTGAAAGCTGCCGACATTTTCAACAACGGCTTCTCGGCTGGTGACTATGCCATTGGCGACGGTCAGGCGTTCTTCAGCGCCTCGCACCCGACCATTGGTGCCGGTTCCCAGTCGAACCTTGCCGCTGCTTCGGACCTGTCCGAGGCTGCTCTTGAGACGATTCTCACGAACATCCAGCTTATCAAGGATGATCGTGGTATTCTGATCGGCGCGGGTGCGACGTCTCTGCACATCCCCCCGGCCCTTCAGTTCACCGCTGAGAAGATTCTCATGTCGCCGGGTTCGACGAACGGCTCGAATAACTTTGCCAAGAACGACATCAACGCCATTCGTGCGATGGGTGCTGTTCCGGGCGGTTACTTCGTCAACCGTCGTTTCACCGACACGAACGGCTACTTCGTCAAGACTGACGTGCCGAACGGTGCGAAGATGTTCGTCCGTACGCCGCTTCAGACGAAGATGGAGGAAGACTTCGATACCGG